AATAGCTTCTTGATCCGAGAATCTAATAAACAGATCATCTTGTGTGGAATCTGTTCCAATAGTTGTTTCAGTTCCAAAATGAATTAAGTGTCGAGTTGTAGGAGAAACTAAGGTTAATCTACTTGCTGTAGGGTTCCCTTGACTTCCCGTAAGTGCGGTTACATAACCACTTGTTAGAGTGGAAGCTCTATTGCTAAATCTAGCTGATCCACTAATCCCTGAATTCCATGTATATGTTTTTCCATTTGCAATCGTTGCAACTAAAACTTCTCCCCAGTTTCCTAGGGACCAGAGACCTGGTTCTAGTGTAACGTCTGAAGCATTAACTGCATTTCCCCATTGAGTATAATTGGTTGCATCAAAAACTTGTGTGCCATCACTGTGGGACTGTCCATTTGAAGTTCCAGTAGTTGCGGTTCCGTAAGCTCCTCTAGTAATAGTTGTTAAATCATTTGATGAAATAGCACTGTATTTAATTAATTCACTATCAACTAAAATCGTTCCATTGGTTGAAGTAAATCCAGTTGTTGAATCTAAAGTAATACTTGTTCCGACTCCACCTGTACCAGCTGTATCCGCATTTAAAGCTCCATCTAAATTATTAGTTTGAGCTCCAGCAATTGTTCCACCATAACTACCAACACCAAACCCATAGCCATAAGTTTGAGCTGCTGGGCCTACTGTTGCATAAGGTTGAACCTTCATACTTCCACCCGTTGCAACGACAGAAGAAGCTTGGTTGGAAGAGTCGATAGTAAAAGTTACAGAAGTTGGAACAGTTAAAACTTGAAATTTTTTATCTTCGAACTGCGTAGCAAGTAACCCCGTACCACCAGGTAGAGTAACACTATCTAAAACAATAATATCTCCTACTTCTAGACCATGATTTGATGAGGTAGTAATAGTACATGTCTTAACGGTAGTACTATCGGTTGCTAATGTTGAACCTGTAAATTCAACTTGAGCTCCAGCATTATCAGAACGCCAAGGAGTTATATCGTAAAGAGTTCCTTCAAAATATATAAGTAAAAATTTATCCGTACCAATGGCCACATATTTATTGCCGTCAGTATCTACGAATGCGTGTTGCTTTCTAGCGACACCAACAATGGTGTCAGTTAATAAAGAAGACCATCCTCCTACTTTTTCCGGAAGATTATATCTCCATCTAACATTATCTGAATCTATCCAACGATCGGTTGCTCCGACAGCAGTGTCCTGCTTATCGACACCCGGCTGAAATTTCATTTCAAAGAGCGACATTATTTAGGCCCTTACGCTGTATTAGTCTTATATGCCCAGCCTCTAGTTGCATCTACATACACTAGGGTAATGGCTTGACCATTTGTATCAAGAGTTAAATCAGATGTAGCAGTATTAATTGGCTGGCCATTTCGTCCTATTATACAATTATTTGAATTCCAAGTTCCTCTTGTATCCATAACCATTACTTCGTCTCCCACACTAGGGGATGCTGGTAAATTAACTGTAATAGGGTTTGCTGTTGTATTTGCAAAAACCTGTGCACCAGCCACAGCAGTATAAGGACTGTTTGAATCTGTAATAGTTGCGTAGCCTTTTTCAAGAAGAGCAACTACTGTTTGTGTTCCATTTGATTTACATAAAACTGTTGATCCTGGAGGAATAGGTTGCTCTGTTCCTGAAGCAGTTAATACCCCTAGAGTTCTGTTAGATGTTCCTCTAACCGTATCATCTTTCATAATCCAGACTCTTTCTGCAGTACCAGGCATAGTAACGGTTCTGTTAGCTGCTAAAGTACCATAAAGTCTGTAGTATATATTTTTACCTGTTGAAGTTGCTCCATCAGTTAAAACAAGAGTTGAGCTACCAGCAGATATATCTACATCTAAGACCCCAGTGGATGTTTGTTCTACGATTTGTAAGTTTGTATTAGTTATAGTGCCCCATAAACCAGCTTTTTCACCAGTTGTTATGAGCTCTAATTGTGCGTTGGTTGAATAAGTTGATGCCATAATATTACGTTCTTGTATCTATTGGTGTCCAGACCATAGTTGCGCCTGGAATAATTTCACTCCATGTTATTGCTTGTGCCGTTCCTGTAGCAAGCGCAAGCGTGCTTCCTGTAGGATCGACATTTGCGTCTCCAGTTATTGTAACAGTTCCGCTTGAAATTACAAGGCTATTTCCGCTTGGAGAAACGGTAGCCCCTGCCGTAACTGTAACAGTTCCTGTTCCTAAAACTACCTGAGAACCGGTAACACTAAGGTTTGCGTCTCCTGTAATAGTTACACTACCAAAACCTAAAACAACCTGACTTGGAGTAGGGATTTCTACAATAGAATCCGCACTAATATTAGTATCTCCAATACTAATAGTTACTTGATTGCCGGTAACTGAAATAGTTACACTATTGTCTGGACCCGCTGTTGATATGGGTAATTCTGCAAATGCGCCAAAGCCTAATAACATAAAATATAATCCTTAGAAGGAAGCAGGGGGTATGTGGTGGTGCCCTGCCTCCATTGAAGAATTATATCATCGTTTAAACCAAGATGGAAGACCTAAATGTGAGTACTATCTGTAGATTTTTCTATTTTGCTTATACTCTTTCTTCCCAATTTGTAATTTCTTCATTCCACCCATATCTTTTTCCATCATCAGGATAAGCAACTGGTGCTTCCCATTGACAAGTATCTTCGTTTAGTGTCCAAGAATTGAAAGGTTGAGGTGGAATAAAAGCATCTCTATCTTCATCATAGGTATAACCTATTCCAGCATGATTTTTTCTTAAAGGTGTTCCATCTAATTTATGAACTCCACCATGAGTATTGTAAGATGTTTGTTTCCAAACAGCCCAGCCAGTAAGTTTAGTTAAAAAATCAATTCCATTAACTTCTTGTTCAACTCCATTACTATCTTTTAATTCGTTATTATGTAATGAAAGAACTTCTATTACTTTATTATTTAATCCTATTTTTGCGTATGTTGCCATTATGCTGTGTAACTCCCTGTACCTGTAAATGTTAAAACTGTTTTTCCTGTGCCACCTGCATCTGTTGCGACAGTTGGAGAACCTGTTGTTGTGCTACTATATTTTGCGTCTAGCATACTTAAAATAATTACACCTTTTCCTCCATCACCACTTGCACTAGCATCTGCTGTAACTTTGCCACCTCCTCCACTTCCAGTATTGACTGTTCCATCAGTTGGTGCAGTTCCAGTAATTCCACCATCTCCTCCACCACCTGCTCCTCCTGATGCTATTGTACCATGTGATCCACCAGCACCACCACCAGTTCTTGTTACAGAAGAACCAGTTATTGAAGAAGCTACTCCATCGCCACCATCTCCACCTTTTGTACCTGAACCATCTTCACCAACTTCAGAAGCGCCTCCGCCTCCACCACCGCCATAAGCATCAGCATCTTGCCGACCTAATCCTCCATCATAACCTTGAACTGGAGATGTACTTGGAGTGTTACCAGAACCACCTGATCTATCATTTCCTCCGCCTCCACCAGAACCACCATCTCTACCATCTACAGCGGCTGAACCTCCACCGCCTCCACCAGCCGAAGTGATTGTTGTTAAACCTGTACCTGAAATTGAAGAATCTGAACCATCATTACCTGGACTACTTCCTGAAACGCCAGCACCTCCATCTCCAACTGTTATTGTATATACTGTTCCAGCATTTACTGTTTGGGTTGATGTTCTATATCCACCAGCACCAGCACCACCAGAATTTGAACTACTTCCACCAGCACCTCCTCCAGCTATTACTAAACATTCTAATGAATAAGTTTGTGGTGTTTCAAAAACAACAGCACCATCGTTAATTGGAATCCAACCTTGTGTTGCATCCATATAAACAATGTGAACTGATTCTCCATTTGTATCATAAACAGGTTGAGGGGTTGTGCTTCCTTGAAAGTTTAAAGAGTTTGGATTGATTGTAACTGCATAGGTTGCCCAAGTTCTTAAATAATCTGTAAATATAATTTGATCTCCTACTGAAGCTGAAGCTGGTAATGTAACTGTACAAGCATTTGAAGTGGTATTAATCGGATAACCTCTACCTGCTACTGCAGTTAAAGTTGAAGCTGTTGTTATTGATTGCCAAGCGATTGCTGCAAAACCTGTTGCAGTTCCAGAGTTGGTAAGTGTTGCTCCACTAGGAATTGTGAATGTATCTCCGCTATCTCCCAGCGTAACATCTGTTCCTGATCTTGGACTAATTTTATTTACTTTTATTTCACTCATAATTAACTTTTAGGATATTTGTCCTTTGTTACTTTAATAGTTGCTTTCCAACCATCAATTCCATTGTGATAGATGTCATCTAGTTGGTCGGCTATTGTTGGATAAGCCTTTCTTCTATTATTTAAAATAGTATTTAATGCTTCTTTTGCATTAGCCTCATCTTCTAAAGCATCTAATTGTGCGTCTGTAGGTTTAGCAATATCTAAGTTCCATTCTTTAATGTATGGTTTAGATACTCCAGCAATCCTATCATCTTGAAGTAAAACATCTTTTTTAAAATCTACTTCTGCTTCTACATATTGTCTTATTTTATTACTTAAACTTGCCATAATTTATTTTTCCTATGTTATAATTCTATATGCTCCAAAAACTGTATATCTATCAGAGGAGTCTCCATAAATTTCTGCATCATTATTATCTACAGTATCTACAATACCATATATTTCTACATAATCAGAACTTCCATTAAAATCTATTGTTGAAAAAGTTATTGCGCTACCTCCTTCACCATAACCGCTGTCAAAATTAATTAACATACGATTTTCTTCAGCTCCATTTTTATAAATACGAGCTCCAATTTCTTTCATATTATCAGCATTAGAATCAAGATATAGATATGAGTACACAAAATATTTACCAGCAGTTGTTGGGGTAAATCTATAATTAGTGTCCTTATCATAACAACCATCTGTATCATAAACTTCTGTATCAAACTCTATCTTTTGTGCAGTATTATCAGGTAGAGCTGTAGTACTAGCAGCAACATATGCTTCAAAAGCTGGAGTGTTAGTTCCACCACCAAAACCTGTCGCCGTTCCACTATTAACTATTGTTGCTCCAGAAGGAATAGTAAAAGTATCACCACTATCTCCCAATGCAAAAGCAACTCCTGTTGCTGGTGAAATTTTGTTAGTTTTTACTTCATCTACAACTGTTAGTCCTGCTCCTGTTGGAACAGTAATTGTATCGCCTGAAGTACCAATTTCTAGGGCTGTTCCTGATTGTGGATCTACTTTATCTACTTTAATTGTTGAAGC